ATGCCCCTATAGGTGGACGTTTCCCTACGCGTGAGGCAGCACTCGCGCACCTTCAACGTGCACGCTAACCCTGGAGAACCTTATGCCAATTACACACTCGAAGATCACCTCGCGCGCGCCCATAACGCATACACCTGGCCCCTGGCACGTGCAGGGCAGATACATAGTCCCCGCCGATGATGGCCCTAGCATCGGCAGCGCTATAGCCCTGAAAGCCCGGTCATTAAAAGCCCAGCCGGACTATGACGCAGTGGCCCAGGTTAACGCACGCATGATGGCGGCAGCGCCCGATATGGTGGAGCTACTGTACCGATGCCTGCCCTTTATTGAGGATGCTAACGAAGACCCCTGTTACAAGCCCGACAGGGTCGCGGCCCTAGAGAATCAAATTAGAACCCTGTTAGATAGCCTGGAGCGCCCACTATGAAAACCCCTTCTACGCACCTATCCTATAGCCTAAGCAATGGCTGGATACTTATCCACCAAGGGTCACCCTTGTGCGACTACAAGCCCACCTACGCGGACGTTATGAAGGCAGCTGCCCACTATCGGATTACCCTGCCCGATGTAACCTGGAATGGTGATCGAAGCGAATGGGTTATCACTAACACAATCGAAGAGGTTACAACGTGAGCGCGGGCGGCTACGTATTCCCATTCCCTCGCGCACGCACGCGAGACCCGATGACCTCGCACCTGGCAGCGGCCCAGGTGACCACGGCAGAAAGCCACTACCAGGCTATCCATGATGCCCTCGCGGGATGGGGGCCGATGGGTAAGGATGAGATAGCAGCCCTCGCGGGCCTGGAGCCGTCCCAGGTAGCCCGTAGGCTGCCGGAGATGCGCCGCTTGGGCCTGGTTGGCCTGACGGGCGAGACAGTGCAGTCCAGGTCAGGTCGCGCGGAGCGTGAATGGCAAGCAATAACTCAGGAGAAAGACAATGGATGAACATTCAGAATATTTAGGTGATGGCGTATACGCGAGCTTCGACGGCTACCAGATATGGCTGGCAGTCAATCACCATGAGAACAACGTAGTGGCACTAGAGCCATATGTATTTTCAAACCTGTGCGAATACGTTAAGAGGCTGAAGGAGAAAAACCATGACTGACAGAAACCACACCACGCGCAAGTATCCCCGCACCTTGCAAGAGGCATTCCCGCGCAACCCTGAGTGGCGGGAACATGATAGCCACGGGGACGATTGGGATTTTGTAATCACTATCCTGGGAATTGTCCTGATAGGTATAACCCTATTGTTGACATGGTTGGGAAAGTAAGCTAGAGTCTGCCCCGTTGCCGTAGGAAGCGACCAATTGAAGCCGTTTACTCATGCCCCTGCCCTTGGTATTTACCCCAGGGTTCCTACCGGGGGCAGCAGTAAACGGCTTTTTTGTTGTCTTTTTACGCAGCCGTCAGGGCGCGTTAGCTTTAGCTTGTATCGGCTGAACCCAAGAAAGACCGCATGTGTGCATCATCCCGCACATGCGCCCAGGCTGTCTGCTAGGCACTGGGTAAGGCAGGGGGACATGGTGAGACAAGACCCCTACCGAATGAATAGCAGCCTTATGGGTACGCTAGTGTGGACGCTAAAACAAATGCGCCCACATGGGCGAGGGGCGATAAGTATCTGCTTATCACCCTTGGGTAACCTATGCCTAGTAACTAGATGAGAGAGAGACCATGCAACACCAGGGCTATAAAGAGTGGGCTTACAAGCTCCAGGATAAAGAAGCAGCAGGGATACCGCTATCCAAAATCCAGCAACAGTACTGGCGGGAAGCACTCAACAAAAGAAAGGATGAACCAGCAGTAAGACGGCCTCGCACGCCTAATCAGATAGTGCTATAATTCTCTCGCGGGATGTTCCCCGCTAACCTCAATGAAAGTTTTCACCATGAAATTCTGCATCAACTGCAAGCATTTTTCCCCTGCGAAAGATGACCCCGACCATCTCTACGCGAGGTGTTCTCACAATCAACCCATTTCCCTAGTAACAGGCGTTCACCAACGGGACACCATGTCCTTTTGTTCTGTCGCCCGTATTGACGGCAGCGGCAAGTGCGGGAAAGAGGCCATTCACCACGAAGAAAAGGCGGTGTCCCATGTCTGATTTCTCACCCGAAACCCGTAACAGTGCCTGGTGGTCAGGCGACAGCCGCCTAGCCGCGCAGGGACGCGCTAATGAGGCCATTTTGGTCAAGCAGGGCAAGATGGATAGACCCGACCTGTCCAACATAGAGGCCGTGCAGATGGGTCATGTCATGGAACCCGTTATAGGGCAACTGGCACAGAAGGCTCTAGGCATAGAGCTAACCAAGATAGATGATGCCTACACGCACCCGTATGAGCATTGGATGCGCTCTCACTTTGATTTCGTTGGAAGGGGTAATGATGGTCAAGCATTTCTTGTCGAGGCTAAGAACTACAACGCTGGCACACGCAACAAGTTTGACGTTGATGCTGGACTTATGCCTGCTGCTGACCTTTCTCAGCTTGTCCATGAAGCAACCGTTTTCGGGGTGGACAAGGTTTACTTGGCAGTCCTGTTCGGTGGTCAGGAGTTTGTACTCATTCCTCAGACCATCACTGAGGACATGAAGCAGACGCATGTGCAGGAGATGGCAAAGCTGTGGGCGCATGTGCAAGCAGGGACGGCACTACCGCCGGAGACTAGCGACCAAGCTAGGGCACTCTACCCTGTCTCGCAGGAAGGGCTGAAGACAGCCTCGCAGGGCGTGGAACAGGCCGCAGCCATACTGAGTGACATCAAGGCCAAGATAAAGGCTCTAGAGGCGCAGGAAGACCAACTGGCCACCATGTTGCAGGGCTATCTCGAAGACAGCGACACACTGGTAACAGTGGACGGGCGGGTGCTGGCTACTTGGAAGTCTGCCAAACCCAGCATGAAGTTCGACAGCAAGCTGTTTGCTACTGCTATGCCGGACATCTACCGCCAGTTCACAGTCAGTTCCCCTGGCTCACGCCGTTTTCTTTTGAAGTGAGGTTCACTATGTTTATGTTTCAAGATGAGAAAGATGAGTTAAAGCAAAGCCTAGTGGGGATTCTGCGCGACATGGAGCGGATGCGGTCATCTATGCAGCATCAGATAGATGTCCTTACCCAGCGTCTAGACACTCTCACCCACCCGCACGGGGCTAAGAAGGACGGGACACCCCGCGCTAAACCAGGCCGTAAACCAAAAGGAGTGCAAGCATGAACATTTACCAATGCCAAAAATGGGCACAAAAGAACGGGTTTGATAAAGCAGAGTTTTACGCAGACTTTCCTATTGGGAAGAAGAAGTGCAAATGGCTTGATGCTTATTTTGGATTTTTTCTAGTGCCTGGGTTTATTGATAAAGAGTTTTTATCGGTTGACCAAATTGATGAGATGTTTCCAGACCTTCTGTGCGAACCAATTGAAATGGAGAAAGTATCATGAGTACCGCATTAGTGCCAGTGGCAGATATAGAGAAGATGGCAGTTGCCATAGCCAAGTCAAAGATGTTTGGCATGAAGACAGCAGATGAGGCTTTTGCTCTCATGCTGATAGCACAGGCAGAGGGTATGCACCCTGCTATCGCTGCCCGTGACTACCATGTCATACAGGGCCGTCCTACTTTGAAGGCAGATGCCATGCTTGCCCGATTCCAGAATGCTGGCGGCAAGGTGCAGTGGGATGTCTACACGGACGCAGAGGTCACAGGGACGTTCTCGCACCCGCAGGGCGGCTCTCTGAAACTCACCTGGACGTTTGCCCAAGCAAAGTCTATTAACCTCACGGGGAAGGACAACTGGAAGAACTATCCCCGCGCCATGCTACGTGCCCGCTGTATCTCAGAAGGTATCCGCACTGTGTACCCAGGCTGTGTGGTGGGAACCTATACGGCAGAGGAACTAGAGGAAATCCCGAAGGCTAAGGATATGGGTATGGCAGAGGTTGTCGAGGAAATTACTGCGGCTGTGGCAGAAGTGCAGACTGTGCCGGACGGGGCTTTTAAGCTCTACGTGCCCAACATGGACGCACCCTACGCTGCGTTCCACACAGAACAGGAATGGCTGGATGCCTACAACGATATGGCAGACCGCATAAATACCAGCGTCAAGATGGATGCTGCTCAGAAGGCGCAGAAGCTGGATGGCCTCAAGGCTTGCAACTTGGATATGTTGGATTACGTAACACCTTTGGAGAAAGCACTATGAGTAGCAACAATCCCCACCGCGAGATGCCAGGCTCTGGCGTAGCCTACTGGGAGACAGAGAAGAAGTCCGACAAAGGGCCGGACTACAAGGGCTTCCTAGTCCTAGAGATGGACTACAAAGCTGGCGAGAAGCTGAAGGTGGCTATGTGGCTGAAAGACACTGCACGGGGTGACACCCTGCTGTCTATCAAAGAGGACAACTGGCTCAAGCGTAAGAAGCTGGAACAGGACGCAGCCGTGGAAGTCACCCCTGCCTACCGCCGTGCCCCGCCCCGCAGGGGGCAGGAAGACGATAGCGACCTTCCTTTCTGATGGCAAAGGAATCACCTACATCTAGGACGCTGGAAGTCCTGCGAGAGCAGGGCTACACAGTAGCGATAGTGGAGAAGTGGAACCCACACGCCAGGATACGACAAGACCTTTTCGGTTTCATCGACATCTTGGCTATCAAACGTGATGAGACTCTTGCTGTGCAAGCAACCGCCAGTGGTGTCTCTGACCGCCTAAAGAAGATTATGGCTAGTGACCTTTTACCGAAAGTGAGGGAAGCAGGATGGAAGATACAGATTTGGGGGTGGAGAAAGTCGAGCGTGACAAAGAAGTGGGTCTTGAGGATATTAGACGTCTCATGAGAGATGCCTACCAGCAGGGCTTTATGGACGCTGTGGCCTGGATGCAGAGGCCAGAGAGCGAGTTGCAATGAACGACGATGACGAAGACTTTTTCATCGACATGTTAAAGACTTTTCTTGGGGTGGGTTTTGTAGTTCTGGTTGTGGTCACTGTTGGCGCAGTTGTGTGGGAGTTTGTAGCATGAAGACAGAAGAGGATGAAGCGTTCGATGACCTTGCCAAGCGGCAGGGTGCGTGGGGCGGTGGCTTTCCAGCTAAGCGGCGCATGGCTGCGGATAAGTTGCAGGAGCCGTGGAACGAAGATGAATGGCGCAAAAACAACTGGCGCTGTCATCACGGTTGGTTGCGCGGGGAGCAATGCGAAATATGCAATGCATCACCCGCACCAAAGCCAGCGCACTGCCAATGCACTGCCTGTAAAGACGGAGTCCTCCACGCAAGCGATTGTGCGGTGCATAACGGGCCAGCCTATCCTGCGGGGCCGTGTGATTGCGGTGTAGCGCAGGAGCCTTTGAGTGAAGCATTGAAGCTGGCTACTGACGGGCTAGAAAGAATACTAGGTTCTTTTGAGAAAGACGGCAAAGTTGTAATGAAATCAATGATAAGGAATGAGTTGTTTGCGGAAATGCATTTGCTTTTGAAGAAGGCAAGAAAGGTTTTGGCACAGTCAGCAAAGGATAAGAACAATGGAACGTGAAGCATTGAAGCTGGCGCTTGAGGCGTTGGAAAATATGTGTGATGCACAAAGTAATCCTGACCGCCGAAACTTTCCGACGATTCACGATTACGGCAAGGCGCAACGTGCTTGCATTGCCATCAAAGCAGCCTTGGCACAGCCAGCGCAGGAGCCTGTGGCTTGGCGTTGGGGTATTAAAAAACTGAATGGCGGCTATGAGTGGAGATACGCGCTCCACAAGACTCAAGATGATTCTGTGCCGTTATACGCCGCACCACCACAGCGCCAGTGGATTTGGTTATCAGATGCTGACATTAGAGAAACCATCGACAGCATTTGCCAATACAACGGTGACTACGATGAATTTTTATGTAAAAAGATTGAACGAAAAATAAAGGAGTTAAACACATGACAGACAAGAAACACATTTTCGTAGCCACCCCTATGTATGGTGGCATGTGCAGCGGCTACTTCACAAATAGCCTTATCTCCATGACCAACGTCATGAAACAGGTGGGGTGGGACATGTCCTTCTCCTCCATGTTTAATGAGTCGCTGATACAGCGGGGCAGGAATGCACTGGCTCACCAGTTCCTAAAATCACCCTGCACCCACCTGATGTTCATAGACGCAGACATCAAGTTTGACGCAGCACAAATTCCTCCTATGGTGGACGCTGACGTAGACATCATCTGCGGCATCTACCCCAAGAAGGAAATCAACTGGCACGGGGTCGAGAAGGCCGTCAAAGAGGGCGTAGAGGTGGACAAGTTGACTACCCGCACTGGTAGCCTGGTTGTGAACCTTGTGGACTACACAGGCTCTGTGACTGTGCCGGAGAACAAGCCAGTGGAAATCTGGAATGGCGGGACAGGGTTCATGCTTATCAAGCGAGAGGTGCTGGAAGGCATGAAAGACAAGGTGTCCAGCTACGTCAACGATGTGACCATCATGAATGGCAACATAGGCGACAGCCGCATCATCGAATACTTTGCTTGCAGCATCGAACCAGAGACACAGCGCCTGCTGTCAGAGGACTACCATTTCTGCTACATGGCTAGGAAGAACGGCTACAAGGTCTGGGCAGCACCCTGGGTACGTCTGGGTCACCTCGGCAGCTATCTGTTTGAGGGTGGCCTGCTGCCAGCGCCTTAACGCTTGGCAGTCTTGGCAGAACGCTTGAAAGCACTGGCGGTAGGGTAGCCCCTCTGCCCAGGCTTCTTAGCTGGCAGACCAGCTTCCTTGCGTTTGTTGATGTTGTAGTAAAGACCACGTTTTGCTTTTGGTGTGTTCATCTGCATTCCCATCGTTTACGTGCGGCCTTGCCGCGCTCACCCGTCCAGCTTTTGCTACGGGCACAGAAAGACTTGTGGCGCGGGCCAGACTTTTGAGGAGCCTTGAGGTTGCTGCCAGTGGCACGATTGTATTTAGCTCTGCCCTTTGCAGTCAAGCCGCCACCCTTTTTGACAGACAGCTTCTCGCCCCTGCCAACAGAGAGATTCACATTCTTCTTACGCAATTGTGGCTCCTTGGTTCAGTTGCGCTAGGGTCAGGCCACCAGTGTATTGGAAGTGCGGGTACTCTTTAAACGTCTTCCAGTCACCAGCCCACTCTAGGCCGCAGGACTTACCTATCTCACCAATTTGTTTCCAAATAGCTTGGTCATCCCAGATGGCCTTGCCGTTGACCAGCGGCACAACATCTAAGGCACAGCGGTGGTTGTGCCAGGACTGTCCGGCCTTGGCTCTGGTGACGATGTTTCCAGGGGCGGTGCGTCCTTGGGCGTAGAGAGCGTTCTGGCTTTCGCTGTCCCGATAGGTGGAGGTCACCAGCAAGTCAATGCCCTTTGCCTTGGCAGCTTCAATAAATGCCTCTGCCCGTTGCTTTACGGGTGGAGCCAGGTCATCAAGGTTGCGAGAGTTAATCATTTTGCTACTACCTTTTGGGGTTCTTTCAAGGTCACAAACACATCAACACAGATGCCTTCTACTTTGGCATGGGTGTTCTCTTTGTACCAATCTACTCTGTCAGTAAGTACCTTCTTGCATTGCTCCTTGTCAGTGTAGAACGTCTGCTGCTGCAACCACTCGCATTGCTCTAGCACACACAAGTACATGACAGGAACCCAAATCATTTTGGCTCTTCAGTTTCTCCGTGCGATAACTTTACACCAGCCAAGAGGCCAATAAAGCCACCGACGATAGTTTGAAACGCTGGGCTGATGAGCTTGAAAATCTCGGCGTTATCGACAAGGGGGTCAAACAGACCAGCCATTAAAACTCCAACCATGCCAACGACAACAATGCATAGGGTAAAGCTGACCATAAGGGTCACAAGAAACGTCAGTTTGGCTTTCATTTAGGTGGCTCCGATTTAGCCAGCAATTCGGTCTTAGCTTGGCTGCTGGCGCTGCTACCAAAGTAGAAAGCCATCACGCCCGTCCACGCAGTTGCAAGACTGCCAAGCATCAGCATGAGCGCGTCTGATGTCTTAAAATGCTCTGTCATCAGGCCTAGCAAAATCCCAAAAAATCCTATGGTCACAAACACTGCAAGCAGGGCAGGAATCCAGGACTTGGTGGCAATCTGCATGTCGCGTGCAGACTTCTTGTCCTCTGCCATCAGCTTGGCAAAGTCAAGGTTCATTGACTGCGCTTGCTTCTTCAGTTCTAGTTCAGCAAGCTGAATGGAGGCCACTTGTTCAGCAGTTAACTTGCCGCTGCTGATAACGTCCTGCACCTCGTCAGGTGATACGCCAATAGCTTTGGCGACAGCAGAGACTGCCATGCCAGCCAGTGGGCCACCCAATGCCGTAGCAATAGTGGGAGCAATTGTTTTAAGCCATTCCATTAGTCTCTCCTCTCAAGAAACAAAGTAGTGAAAAAGTAGCTCAAGCCGATAGCTGATACAAATATGGAAATCCAAAAGGTCATACTAACGGCTTCCATTATCTGCTGGCGCTTTTTGGCTTTTGCCATTGCCTCCTCCATCTCAGCCTTCTTGCGCCTTTGGATGATGTTGTTGCGTTCCAGTAGAACACCTTCCCATACATCCGCATTGCCTGACCAGATGAGCGCGTTCTTCAGTTCCGTCTCGGCCTCTGCAAGCTGCTTGGCTTGCATCACCGTCTCTAGCGCCTGCGCTGTGTCGCTCTTGAACTTCTTAGGATTGTTAGCTGCTTGCTGAACAATGTCCTTGGCTTCAAAGAACTTGCTTAAATCAGAGGCAATGCCCTGGACATCTTTGCCCAGCTTGATAGCAGCTTGGATTCCCTTTACCGCCGCCTGCGCGGCTGCAAAAGCGGTAAACGGGTCAATCATCTCAACGCTCTAATACCCCTCACCAGGGGTGAAGTAGCACTCAGACGCAGCCTCTCCGATAAATGCAACGTACAGCGGAGTGGAGCTTGTAAATTGATACGGCACGGTGTACACCTTGACGGAAGCAGGAACAGAAATCAGAGCGTACTGTGGGGAACCGTTGGCAGGCAAGGTACAAGTCACGCTGGCGTTGGCGCTGACAACAAAGTACACAGGCTGCCCAACATTGCCACTTGGCTCATGGTTAGCCACGCAAATCTGATTGCAGGGGCTGTCAGATGTAATGGCTACTCTTTGAGAAGCGGTAGTGACGTTAGCCTTGTACGTCTTGCCCTGCGCCTGGAAAGGGATGTTGTTAGCCATTAGTACACCTTGGAGCCGCCACCGGAGGTAGGAGATTGTTTGGTGTTGTAGCTGCCTTCAGAAAAGTCAATGACGGAACGATAGCCGCCTTTTGGCAACTGCCCTGGCTCCCAGCGTTGCATTCCCGCTGTGCCATCACTTGGCAGTTGAGGACGCATGGGGTTAGCTATTTTTTGGTTAACGTCATTGGGACGTTGTGTTCCTAGGTACTTCATTACTTTTCTCCTTTACGGTTACTAGAAGATACGCGAATATCACATAAATTGCCAGTGTTGTCACTCTTTCCCAGCCCATGCCGTACATCACCCAGCAGCCAAGGCCAAACGATGTAAGCAGAGCGGCGATAGTAATCAAGCGGTCTGAGATGACCCCTAGCGCTAGGCGAATGATAGATGTTGCATCCATGATAGTTACCCTCTAATTGTGAGGTAATCATCTTATCATTTCTCTTCATCATCGTCTAACCCAAACCCGCTGCCCCACTCAGAGTCGGCATCCTTCATCTTGAGTTGCTCTAGCTTTAGAGCGCGGTCTAGCACCCGCATCTTGTCGGTGATGGTAGCCGTGGGGTCAGCCATGACTTCCTTCATGAGTTTGCTGATGGCATTCTCCAACTCAGGGTTGATGCCTTTTGCTTTTTTGCTACTCATCGCTTC